TCCAGGTGAAGAAGTGATGTATGTTGATGTCTCTCAAATGAATGGCAAACAATTTGCTGAACAAAAAGAGAGATTGGAAGATCTTTTCAAACAAGATAACTAATATATAAGGGGTCAATTGACCCCTCTTTTTTTATGTACACAGTTTATAATTACTTTGTTGCATTCTGGTCTGTGGTCGTGATGAACTGTATTCAACCAGTCAATTGGGAATATTGTTTACCAGTTCATGAATGGTTGATACCTGAATTAAAGCAAGGTATTGAAATATACTTTGACAAACAGCATGAAATGTTGTATAAATCAGAGAGGGATTATCTTAAATCAATCAAATGAAAATTTTCCTGGATACAGCAGATACAGATACTATTAGAAAATATTTTGAGACTGGATTAGTTGATGGTGTCACTACAAATCCTTCATTGATTATGAAGGCAGGTAGAGTTCCTGATGATGTCTATCAAGAAATTAAAGATATTGGAGTGACTGACATCAGTATGGAAGTCATGGGTGATGCAAATGAAATGTATAATGAAGGACTTCGTCTCGTAGATAAATTTGGTAGTGTATCAACTATCAAAGTTCCCTGCACCAGAGAGGGTTTGAAGGCTTGTAGGGCATTCTCTGAGGAAAAGATCAGGACCAATGTCACACTCATCTTCTGTGCTGCTCAGGCAGTCCTTGCTGCCAAGTCTGGGGCAACCTATGTCAGTCCCTTTGTAGGCAGGTTAGATGACCAGTCAGTGGCAGGTCTGGAGGTTGTCAGAAGCATCTCTGAACTGTATCGTATCCATGGTATCAGGACAAAGGTTTTGTCTGCTTCTATCAGAAGCGTGCAACGTGCCATCAGGTCATGGTATAATGGTGCTGAGATTTGCACCATGCCACCTAAAGTCCTTGAGCAAATGTATGATCATATCCTTACTGACAAGGGTATGGATATTTTTGAGAAGGATTGGCAAGAGGTAGTGCAATCTAATTTTGTTCCAGTGAGTAACATTCTATGATTGACATCAATGCTGCAATTGAAAAACTTGGTTGGGATCTTGAAAATGATGAGATTGATGTAGAGATTGGTGGGACATCAGTCTCTGGAATTGATGTTGGTGAAGTTTACAATAAGAAGTGGCAGTCACCTAAAGGTACTCGTAAGTACAATAAAGATGCCTTTATTGTTATTAAGAATCAATCACGTAGAGACCTAACTAAATCACAACCAATGGAGGAATTCAAACCTCATCATGGTTGAACATGTAGTAATAAAGGAGAGGAAAGAAGTATGGTTTAAGGGTGACTACCCAACTTGTATGGCATACTCTCAAATTGTTGATAAAAAATATCCTGGTTACAAAACTTGTATTTGTTCCTGGGATAATTTTTATAAATTAAAAAAAGATCCAGCATATAGGAGCACATTTGATGTTTGAAACTTATAAGGTCTATTCTAAGAATGGATGTCCTTATTGCACTAAGGTGATTCAGGTGTTACGATTAGCAGAACTACCATTTGTTGAGTATAAAATGGGCAGAGACTTCACTAGATCAGAATTCTATGCTGAGTTTGGACCAGGTTCTACATTTCCAAGAGTTAAGTTGGAGGAAAAATTGATTGGTGGATGTAGTGAAACAGTTAAATATCTCAAAGAACAAAATTTAGTTTGATGGATGATTTTGCACACTGGGAAATGTATGACATTCTAGAACATACAATTGATCATGCTTTCAAGGGTAAGTTCATGCTCAACATGTATCAATATCTTAAAGGTATTAAAGCAACAAAGAGAGATGTAGAAGAGTTTATCAATTCTCCTACTGCTCTTGAAATCAACAGTCTAATCCTTGATCTGGAGGATTATATGGAAGGGGGTAATGACTCCAATCACAAACAGTTGAGAGAAGCTTATGGGCATCTTGGTAAACCAGAAGCACGTAAGATTAAAAATTATTTGTATGAGATTCTACAGGATGCTTGGAAGTATGAGCAAGAAAAGAGACCAGGAAGAAAAAAGAGAAGGACCTCTAAATAAAACTACAAGTAATCCAACCCAGATAAATCGTGGAGTTGAATTGCTATTAAGAAAACGGAGGAAGAAGACAGTTCCAAAGACTTTTCAAGTAAGGTTTGGAAATATGCTCTCTTTCTTCAACAGAGAAGTAGAGTTTTATTTTCACTTCTGCTTGGACTTCAGAAAAAAAGATCCAGGAGAGTAAAATGTTAGCAGTTACTTTGACCCTTTCTTCAATCATTTCAATTTTATTTCTTATTGTGGGTGGTGTAGTAGGATATCTTCTAAAGGAATATGTCTATGAGAGAAACTCAACATACATCCCAACACATCCAGAAATGTTTGATGAAAATGGACAACTTATAGCAGATGATATTCTTGCTGTTAGATTTGAAAACCCAGAGGACTTCTCTGAGACTGAATAAATAACCACACTGACTTGATTAAACATGGCAACATCCACAAAACTTCCACCTAATCCATTTCTTCATGAGATCTTATCTCTTGCAAGCAAGCAAAGAAGCAAAGCAAAGAAGATTGAAGTTCTCAAAGAATATGGATGTGATGCATTGAAAGCTGTACTGATTTGGAACTTTGATGACACTGCAATTAGTGTTATGCCTGCAGGTGAAGTTCCTTATAATAAAAATGAAGCACCTTTAGGCACAGATCACACCTCTCTAAGAAAAGAGTGGAAAAATCTTTATCACTTTGTAAAAGGTGGTAATGATTCTCTCTCTAATATTCGTAGAGAGAGTATGTTCATTCAACTCCTTGAAGGTCTTCACCCTGATGAGGCAGAGATTGTCTGTTTGGCAAAAGACAAACAACTTGAATCAAAGTATAAAGTGAAAAGTGATATAGTAAAGGAAGCATTTCCTGATATTCAGTGGGGAGGCAGACTCTGATGAGCATTAAAATCTTACATGAAGCGTGTGATCCTGAACTTGCTAATGATAAAAAACTCCCTTATACATCTTACCTTGTACAATATCTTGTAGAAGGACAAGTGACTTATGATGTCACTAACTGTGGTAAAAGGGTTGATCTTTTTGATTTTTACTATGATAAGTATAAAAAAGATTTTATTAGATTTGATCAGACTGAAGGAAGAGTAAGTCCTAAAATGTGGGGTAATAAAGGTCCTGAGGAAAAGAAAAAATGAATGCTGATGAAGAATTAGAGAGACAAATTAACTCTATTATTAGGGATGAAATTCAAGATGTAATCAATGACTATGTTGATGCTCAAGAAAATACAAAGAAAGCAGGTATTGGATTTGTAGAGAATGAAGACAAATTGAAAGTCAACATCTCAAAAGGTGAGGTTGATAAACTAATCAAGCAATATAAAAAACTTAAGAAGCAAGAGAAATCTAATCTGTCACAAGTTAAAAAACTTGGTTTAGTAGATAAGAATGGTAATCCCTTAAAATAAATACATCAAAGGCAATAGTTCTAAATGCTATCTACAAAATACAGACTCAGACTTGAGTTTATCTGCTCACGCATTGTTAAGGGTGAGGAAGTAAATCTTGAAGATATGATCTGGGCAAACAAGTTAGCTAAGTCTAATAGAAGTGCTTATGAGATGTTGAATAAAGCAAGAAGGATTGCTATGAATCCAGATGTCCCTGATGGAGGACTTGATGATTTTATGATACAGATGGGACTGGGGGATCCTGACCCATCTAATCATACAAAGGGATTCCAAAACACAGATGAGATTGCAGAATGGTTTCATCAAGATAGGACAGATGATTGGAGGCAGCGTGACTGAGTTTGATAAGATTACACCTCAAACATATATTGATATGAATAAAGAGTTTGAGGAAGAGGGAACCATGGTAAGAATTGAAGTTCCTACACAGGAACAAATTGATAAATGGAAGCAATGGAAAGTTCCAGATATGCATGAACGAACTGCACCAACACCAGACATGGTTCAGGATATGTGGGATGCTATTGGGGGAAGACCATGCAAGCATTAGTATATTCTAATAACAGTCAAGAATGTGAGAGAGCAAAGCAACTCTTAGAAAGTCTTGGTCAAGACATCAGAGAATTTTTATTAGATGTAGATTTTACAGATAAACAATTTAGAGCAGAGTTTGGGCAGGCAGCAGAGTACCCACAAATTTCTGTTGGTCTTAATCATAGAGGTAGTCTGAAAGAAACTCTTAACTTTCTGAAAAAAGAGGGAATGTTCGTGTAGATACAAAACTGTATCATCAAGCACACTTGACAGATATATAGTTATAGGTTATCATTTACCTGTCGTTCATCTCAAAAAGAGACGCAAGTAAGTCGCGGAACGGAGCGTTCATCCCATGTTGCCAGAATTTCTTCTTTATTCCAGTCTTCTTTGTGAAGATGCTGATGCAATCATGCTCAGAATCAAAGCAAATGAGGATATGAATTCCATCATTAAAGTTGAATTGATTGATACAATTAAGGAGGCAACTCCTAATTGTCCATGGGACGCAAACGACTAAAGGAACGGGTCTAAAAATCCAACTACTTTAGGAGTACAATCATGAACACACTCAATCTCATCCGAAAGCAGATCAATAAGGCTGCTGCTCTGCATGATGCTCAAATCACTCACACCTCATATCGTGGTGTTGAATATGATACACGTTGTGTAGAGTCCAAAGAGACCCATGGTACATTCTGTTATCGTGGAAAATCCTATGTCAAGTGATTGACTTACACATACATAATTGCTAGAATGGGAGGGTGACCTCCCATTTTTTTTATGGAAAAGGATAAACTAAAACAGATAGTCAGTAAGCTTAAACTACTTGTTGACCAGTTGGAATCAGAGGTTTATTCTGATCCAACAGCATATAGCACCACTTCAACTAAATATGATATCCCAATATCAGACTATGATGAGGTATTCAATGATGACGATGGTTATCCAGATTAATCATGTATGAAGAACTAAATTGTTTTGAAGAAGCACTGAAACACTTTGGAACAAGAGTAGAGTTTACCATTGCTATGGAAATGAGTAGGCGTATTACTCCAGAAGAAGCATATCAAATTATCAAAACTGAACTCAAAGATTTAAAAAAAGTTAGAAAAGCAGAAAAGAAATGACAGCAACACTTATTTCAGTTACCCCTGATGCAGAGAAGCATATTGCTTACTGTGCTAGGGTAAGCAACCCTTCTAACCAGGGCAATGATTCCTTTGAAGGTCTTATCAAGTATTGCATCAAACACAAGCATTGGAGCATCTTTGAGCAAGCATTCTTGACCATTGAACTATCCACAACCAGAGCAATAGCAGCTCAAGTTCTTCGTCATAGGTCATTCACATTCCAAGAGTTCTCTCAAAGGTATGCTGATTCCTCACTGTTGAGTAAAAAAATTCCACTTCCAGAGTTGAGAAGGCAAGATACTAAGAATCGTCAAAACAGTACAGATGATTTAGATCCATTCTTGAATCAAAATCTCCAGATTCAAATGCAAACCTTGTTTGATTCCTCCATGGCATTGTATGAACAGATGCTTGAAAGGGGCGTGGCAAAGGAATGTGCTCGTAATGTGCTTCCTATGTGTGTTCCAACCAAAATGTACATGAGTGGTTCAGTGCGATCATGGGTGCATTATATTGATCTGAGGTCTGCTAATGGGACACAGAAAGAACATATGGACCTTGCTAATGAATGTAAAGCAATCTTTGTAGAGCAGTTCCCTGTCATAGCATCTGCTCTTGACTGGTCTTAATAAATAAACACACAACTGAGGTAACTTTATGGCAACATACCCTGTTCTTAATAAAGAAACTGGTGAACAAAAAGAAGTCAAGATGAGTGTTCACGATTGGGATCAGTGGAAGGTTGATAATCCTGAATGGGAAAGATACTTTACTGCTGAAAATTCACCAGGTCTTGGGATTGAGGTTGGTGAGTGGAGAGATAAACTTGTTAATAAGAATCCTGGATGGGGAGAAGTTCTCAAGAAAGCTGAAAAGTCTGGAGGTATTTCAGGAAGATTAGCAAGAACCAGAAATCTGGGTACAACTCAAGGTAATGACTAAACATTATGCCAAGAAAAAGTAAGACTGGAATTGGAAACACTGGTAATCCAGTGCCATTTGGAATGAGCAATAGAGTTATGAAAAGGAAAAAACCAATCAATCTAGATTACATCAAGAAGATTGAAGCCTTAACTGACAATCAACAGATTTTCTTTGATGAATATGCAAAGGATCAACATACTGTTGCCTATGGATGTGCTGGCACTGGTAAGACCTTTATCACCCTCTATAATGCCCTCCAAGATGTCTTAGACCAGAAGACACCTTATGAGAAGATCTACATTGTGAGGTCTCTTGTGCCCACCAGAGAGATTGGATTCCTCCCTGGAGACCATGAGGACAAATCAGATATCTACCAGATTCCCTATAAGAATATGGTAAAGTATATGTTTGAGATGCCTGATGACAATGCCTTTGAAATGCTGTATGCTAACCTGAAGGCACAGGGCACCATTAGTTTTTGGAGCACATCCTTCATCAGAGGAACAACTTTTGATAATTCAATTCTCATTGTTGATGAATTTCAGAACTTGAACTTCCATGAACTTGACTCAATTATTACAAGGGTAGGTGAAAACTCCAAGATTCATTTCTGTGGTGATGCTACCCAAACTGACTTGGTTAAGACTGGTGAGAAGAATGGAATTATTGATTTCATTCGTATTCTTAAGAACATGCCTTCATTTGGTATGGTTGAATTTGGACCAGAAGACATTTGTAGAAGTGGTCTGGTCAAAGAATATATTGTAGCAAAACACGAATTAGGTATGTAATGTTCACACATGTTGAAGTTGATTATCCCACCCTATCAAGACAAACTATTGATGGGGTTAGATATTATGATACACCAAATGGTAAGAAGTTAGTTTCTATTACCTCTATTATTAGTCATTACCAGCGTGAAATCTTCAGAGAGTGGAGAGCAAAGGTTGGCAATGATGAGGCAAATAAGATTACTAAACAGGCAACAAGCAGGGGTACAGATATGCACACCTGCTCTGAATACTATTTGAAGAAC